CTTGGGCCACACTAGAATCGGCACGCTCTTCATTTGCACTTGCGTCAAATGTAATTTCCCAATTTGAGCCGTTCCATGTTACAATATCGTTTGCCGCACCTACTGCTTGATCTTTCCACGCAAAGGTGTTTGGGTTTGGATCATCTAGTAATAGATATCTTGTTCCTACAGCAAGACCTGATGTTTCTGGATTAAAACTTGTTGGATCAATAATAGCATCAACAGTACCTCTACTAGTAATGCTATCGCTTAAAACTGTGTTTTCGGGTACAGTATCAGCATCAAAACTTAATACCAATTCTGTTTCGTTTGTTGGATTAACACTTGCTGTTGCTACAACTTCAGTTCCATCAGACTTTGCTAGTCTAATAGTGCTTATACCAGCACGGAATTCTCCTGGGTATTGATCTAATACTTTGAACCAACTGATAGGTTCTCCTAATTTAGTAGGTACGCCGTCTTTTGATGTTGAAGTATTTTCTGTATCGTCCATTAATTTTGCTATACCGTTAAGTACTAACATACCAAGGTTGCTAGGAGTAATACTTTTAGAAGTTATTGCTTCGCCATCAATCAATCCAAGTTGTATTCCTCCGTCATCATCAAATACACTCATTACAATTTTTTCAATAACACCAAGTTTTTTGACTTTTGCTGGCGGAGTAATCCATATAGGCATTGTAAATGTAAGTTCACCTACATCTATTTCTGTATCAACACCTTGTGGTATTGATCTAGTGCTAAAGTTAACATTTGTTAGTTCGATTAAACTTAAACTGGTCCAATCAATATAGTTTGAAGTGGATTGTATTTCTAAACTTGGATTAAACAGTACCAGTATTTGTTCCATAATCTGAAGTTTTTGATCAGTATTAGTTGACCAAATATCGCACTTCATTTGTAGATTAAAAGGAACAGGCATTAATCTTTCTACAGTATAACCAGGACCTTGGGCACCGGTATACTGTTGTGTATTTTGATCAAACTGTCTTTCGCGAATATTAAGTTTATTAACGTGTGTAGGATTTTGAATTCTATCTCTCGCATATTCTAGTCCCTGAATATATGCGGCTATCCTTGGCGCACTTACAACTTTGTTCTCACTGTTATCGCGAATGATATTTGCGACCTGTCTTGTAAGATTACCATAGGTGCACGGAACTTTGCGTAGTGAGCCTGCATTGTCTTTGTAACTAAAGTTACTAAATGCACGAATAAACTGTGTTACAAAGCGTCTTATTTGTCCATCATAAAAATGTTGCATTACTTGTTAACCTTACTGTTTTTATCGTTATATTTTCTTGGGTTATTGTGAGCAGGTGCATAATATGTTTTACCATTGCGTTTTACTTTTTTAAGTCCTACTGTTTTTTCTGTACCATCAATAGGTATACCCCAAAATTCTTTCAATCTCATTAATTATCTGCCTTTGGTTTGAGTGCTTTAGAAAGGCTTTGTCTTTCTTCAATCTCTGTACCGCCGATTGTATTTTTCTTACTGTTGTTAATAAACGTACCGAGTTGACTTTGTGTGTTATCATCTCCAACCATTCCTTGTGGATTGTTGTTGCCATCTGTTTGTACTGCTCTTACATTATCTTCAAATTTCACCCATCTACTTCCATTATATCTAAACAATCTATTAGGAAAATAATCTGTTCTTAAGAAAAATTCTCCGTCAACTGCACCCTGTGGAAATTGTGCTCCAAACCCATATGGTTTGCCGTTTGGTGGAATACCATCTTCTGTAAGATATCCTACATAGTAATTATTTTTTGGAGATTTAAGCACAGTGCTTGTATCTAGTTTAGTCGTATCAACCTTAACGTCTGTTTGACTTCCATCTTCTGTAAGCACTTTACCACTGTCGTCTGTTGGAACAACAAAATAACTTTTTGTATCGTAACCCGGACTTGGTGTATCTTCTTGTGCTTGATCAAGAACTGCTTGATTAATCTGCATTTCTTTTTCGTATGTTGAAAGAACATCACGTATTGTGCTACCGGTTCCTTCTCCGCTGTCTTTATCAAAAATCTGTTTGAATTCTTGGCTATCAATTAATGGTTTACATTTACATCTAATTAGATGTGGATACCAAGTTTGACTGAACCCTTCAGCACTTCTGTTTACATCTTCAATAACATAGAAACGTTTTAGTGCCACTTGAAAATCATTAAGTGCATATTCGTCTTTTAGATGAGGTAGTTCTAGTACGTCTCCGCTCATTAGTTTTCTACCTATAGAGTCAACGCTTGAATTTAAATGAAATGTTACAAAAATTGTGTCATTTTGCAAAAACATTCCAAACTGTGAAAGATCAAAATCTAAATCTTGTACATTGTATATACCTCTTACAACATATACATCTTCTGAATATCGTCTATCTCTGTTTTCTAAAAACAGTAAATCCTGAATTTTTGTTTCGGGGTTTGCTTCTTCTTCGGCACTTCTTGTATACGGTGTAGAAGGTGTCGCTTCATCTACTCCTGGATCTTCTGGTCCTAAATACTTGTGTACAAATATATCAGTACCGCCGACCTGAAATGCTTCATTAACGTTCCTGTCAATAAAGCGATAGTCTGCTGATTTCTCCGGTCTATATAAACTTAATCTGGGCATAGTAATTGTATTTATTGAATAAATATGAGTAACGGAGAAACTGATTACCATGGCAAAACAGACTATTAACACAGGTACAAGCAACGATGCCGGCAATGGCGATAACTTACGTACCGCTTTTACAAAGATAAATGCAAATTTTGATGAGTTGTACGTACAACTTGGTTCATCGAGTAGTGCCGCACTAAAAGATATTAAAGGCAGTGTTTTTGCAGACGATAGTACAGTTTTAGTAGATGCAGTAAACGGAAGTTTAAATGGTAATCTTACAGGAAATGTTACGGGTGATGTTACAGGTAATCTTACAGGCAACGTTACAGGCGATATTACAAGTTCAGGAACAAGTACATTTTCAGGCACATTAGATCTAACAGGTTCATCAATATCAAGTGATGTTGATTTTGGAAATAACGACCTAACTAACATTAATAATTTAACCATAGGTGGAAGTTTATTAACACAGGCGATGAGTCCGTTGCTTGCAACCGGAGGAAATGGTCAAACACTAACACTTGCAGGTGGCCAATCAACAGCAGGTGACGGTGGTGATGCTATTCTGAATGCAGGTGCAGGAACAGGAACAAATGGTGATGTACAAATCGGTGCAAGTAATACTGCAAATATTGTAATTGGTGACGGAAGCAATACAGTTGATTATCCATCAGGAACAACAGTAGACTTTACAGGTGCTACTATTACAGGAACAAGTTTCTTAACAAGTTACACAGAAACAGATCCAGTAGTAGGTGCTATCAACGGTATTGTAAAAGCAGATGGTGCTGGAAATATTTCAGCGGCTGTGGCAGGCACAGACTATTTGACAAGTGTAGCATTTGCAGATCTAACATCAACACCAACTACGGTTGCTGGTTATGGAATTACTGATGCATTAACTAGTGAAACAATTGATTTAGCAACGCTAAAAACAGAAGTAGCGGCAAGTATAGACTTTGCAGATTTCCAAGCAAGAATAGCGGCATTATAAGAGGTTAAATATATTATATGAGCAACGATTTAGAAAACAAAAAACAGTCCGTGTTTAACTATGTTCGTACGCTATTAGGCGACGGAATGATCGATGTTGAACTTGATCCTAACCATTACGAAGTAGCACTAGAAAAAGCACTAGGCAAATACAGACAACGTGCAGAAAATGCAGTTGAAGAATCGTATGCTGTGTTAGAACTACAGGAAGATACTAACGATTATATTTTACCAAATGAAGTTATTGAAGTAAGGGAACTTTTTAGACGTTCGATTGGTTCAAGAACAGGCGGCGGTGATGGCGGCACATTATTTGAACCGTTTAACTTGGCTTATACAAATACATATCTTTTAAGTTCAACGCAAATGGGAGGACTAGCAACATATTTTGCTTTTGCAGGTTATCAAGAACTAGTTGGTAAAATGTTTGGTAGTTTTATTAACTTCAAGTTTGAACCTGTAACTAAAAAACTTACTATCATGCAACGTCCGAGAGGTGACGAACAAATTCTTATGCAACTGTATAATTATCGTCCGGACTTTAACCTATTAAGCGATCCATATGCTGGACAATGGCTAAAGGATTACACACTTGCTGTAGCCAAATACATGCTAGGCGAAGCAAGAAGCAAGTTTGCTACTATTTCAACACCGCAAGGCGGAACTTCACTAAATGGTGATGCTCTCAAAGCAGATGCACAAGCCGAAATGGAGAAACTGGAACAAGATTTGGCAAATTACGTAGATGGTTCAAAACCATTATCGTTTATAATTGGCTAAAAACTGCTTGACTTTCCACATTAATGACTATACAATTTAAGGATACTTTTAATAAAGGATCTTTTATGATTATTGGCATTTGTGGACTTATAGGTTCGGGTAAAGGAACCGTTGCAGACTTCTTGGTAGAGCAAAGAGGCTTTACAAAAATATCATTTGCAGATAAACTCAAAGACGGTGTTGCTAGTGTGTTTGGTTGGGACCGAGAAATGCT